ATGAATGAGGCATTAGTTTTACCAAGTAATCACATCAGCTTAAATGTAAAGCACACCGGAAAAAGAGGAATGGCTGAAAGGCTTAGCTGTTGGATTGGAGAGATTATAAAACTTGATCCGGAAAATAAGACCACAGATGATGTGGTGCAGTTCCTGATGATTTTGAGAAATGAAGTAGCTGAAGGAAAGTTTGATGAGCAAAAATAGGGTTGTTGAATGACCCTATTTTTGTGTTTTATATTACCTGGAAAATAGTTTGTTATATACTTTTTTGAGTCTGGTATCACTCATATCCTTCAATGATGTGATATATACTTTAGGTTGCAAAAAAACATTTATAAATTCATATAAGGTTTCGTTATCCCATCCTAATTGGTTTGCTTTTGCATGAATAGATTTATATAGCTGTTTTCTGTATTCTTCATTATTGACTTTTCTTAATTTAGGACGATAACGATATGCTTTTTGTTTATCAAACCATTTTATTGCTTCATCAAATTGATTTTTAGGTAATAATTTATATGATGTTATATTAAAGTGGTTATATAATTCAGTGTAAACGCGTTTATAGCAATATGATTTTTCTTTCCCTTCTGTTTGGGAACGCAATTCAACAATTTCGTCAACTTTATCTTTTAATAGTTTTGCCTCTGCATCTGAAATATGTAAGTTTGAGTCATGTATAACTTCAACTCTTCTTATAAGTTTTTCTGTATGAACCACTTCTCCATAATTAATGCCAACTTGAACATTATTATTTCCTTCTAACTTTTGTTTTACTTTCATAGTTATTTAAGTTTGTTGATAAGTATATCTACTTGCTTTTGTAGTTTGCTTATAGTATTCTGTAATTTTTTTTGTTCTATTAATAAATCTTTTATTTGGTTATTTTTTTCTTCTAATTGCTGAGACAATATTAGCTTTTCTTCTAATTTCTCACCAGATACTTCAATACTTCCATATCCTGTAGAAATATTATTATTACCGATAATTGATTGATTTACATTGTGATTCTTTGTTGAGTTATATAACATATCTCCTTCTCCTGTTATAAGCCAGATTATATTCAAATCAGGATATTGGTAGATAATTTTCTCGCATTTATCGCTCCCAATATTTCCTTCCTTATCTAAAAATCCATTAGACAGTCCTAAATCCTTATAAAACTTATATCGGCTAATTCCTTTGTAATCAATGAATTTCCTCAATCTTTCACGTATGCCCATAATTATTTAATTGAAAATATTCTATCAAATATTTTTATAATAGAAAATAAGCTACTATATTTGCAGCATCTTAACTAATTAAGATAGCACCAAAGATAGAAATAACAACTCGTAAATCAAAAGAATATGGAGAAAAAACAGAAGTACATCAGACTTGACAAAGAAAAGGTAAAAGAAATTGCAGAGATTAAGAATGTGTCTATAGTAACAGTTTATGCGGCATTGAAATTTCATACTCAAAGCCCTTTGGCAATGCTAATTCGTTCATGGGCATTGAATCACGGAGGGATATTGTTTGAGGAAAAGGAGAATCCATATCAAGAAGTAAAAACCATTTAAATACTGTTTATAATGAACGCAAATTTAACAAAGCAAGCTGCGGGCCTGCAAGTATTCTACAATGAGAATGAGAACGTAAGTGTAAGGACAAAGATCATTAATGGTGAGCCTTGGTTTGTAGGAAAAGACTTTTGTAACCTCTTAGGATTAGTCAATCATAAGAAGTCATTGCAGGCACTTGATGATGACGAAAGACGTGGGGTAACTATTAGTGACCCCATCGGTAGAAATCAGCAAGTTACCTGCATCAACGAATCCGGACTCTATCACCTCATCTTCATCAGCCGCAAGCCGGAAGCAAAAGCCATCCGTCGCTGGGTAACCGGCACAGTGCTCCCCAGCATCCGTCGCACTGGAAGCTACTCGGTAAGCAATAATCGTCCGGAAAGCACGAAACGTCTTCCGCTTCCCAAGTTCCGTCCGTACTTCGGTCAGTGGAAAGAAAACGTGAAGCCCTACATCAGCCGTGCGGAGTTTTGCCTTACAGCCGAGAAGCAGCGTGTCACGCTGGGGCATGTGCAGAAGGTGTATGCCTGAACCTCAATGAGTTATCCGGTTGCAAAATGCATCCAGGCTCTGGCAAAGAAAAACCGTCAGGAAGGGCGCACCTATCCGGAGAAGAAACCAGCTTACGAACAACTTTGCATCACGTGGGAGGAATGAAGATGTCTGAGGTAATGATTGACATCATTTCGTGGGCTCTTCCGTCTGCTGCGATCCTCGAATATGTCCTGATATTCCTAATATCAGAAAAAGAAAAAAGCCTAAAAAAAGAGCACCGTCAGGACGGTTAGAAAATGAATCCATTGAACAGAAGAGCCTTGTAAAATCTTCAACCATTCAAGAAGAGACACTATCGAGAGCAGTGCCACAGATAGAAGGAAAGCGTCGGAGTGCTTCATCACGGGAATGTAGAAACAGGCGAAAGTACCCACATAAGAAATGCCGAAACCGGAAGAAATCAGAATCTGGGTGTACCACTCTAATGATTGGAACGAAGGAAGTCCGAAATATAAAAGTGGATATACAATCAGTGTACAAGCCACAAAAGCGATAAGGGCTTTACGGTAACTTTCCGATAAAGCCAGATAAATAGATTCAAGATTCATAAGCAAAATAAAGTTAGTTTGTTTAGCATCGCTACAAATGTAGCAAAACCGTTCCGGTTCGTGAGAATAGGGACGGACTTTTAACCGAATAATAACAACAAAAACAATAACGAAATGGCAGAAACAAGAAAACTCATTAAAGCAAGCCGGGAACTGAAAGAAGAAATCGCCCGGAAACTGAATGTTACAACCCGTACGGTGGATGCCGCTCTGGCATACGACACTAAAAGCCCTACAGCAAGGCTTATCCGTTCGTATGCATTGAATCACGGAGCAAAGCTCTATGAGCTGAAGGAAATGGAAAATCCGTATGCGGAAGTTATTCAACTGTAATTTACAACCAACTGCATAAGTGATGAATCATTGCCATTCCGGTTCGCGAGAATAGGGATGGCTTCTAACTCAAAACCATAGAATCATGAAACGAATCAATACTACTACACGTAACCTGCTGCTGATACTGACAGCCGCATTGACCAACTGCCTTATTGACGGCACGATGAACCTGATAGTTACAATCTTCCTTTGCCTGGCACTTATCCCAACGGCAAGGCGCATGGACAGAGAATCACGTAACCAGTAATACACACACGGCTTGCAGAACTTAGTAAAGTGGCTGCCGTCCGGGTTCAAGTCCCGGAGCCGGACTACAATCTTAACGAATTAATCATGGAAATGTACGGAAACACATTATGCGTCAGCTTTACGGAGCTTGTGGGGAGCGGACTTATCAGCCAGCCCACCTATAAGAAATACATTCGTGAAGGCAAGCTTACCCTCCTCCAGCGGGGAGGTAACGGACGCGAGGCCCTGATTGCCTACCGCTCCATGCCGGAACGGCTCCGTGCAGCATACGATGACACATTCAAGAATGCATACGAGGAAATGAAACAGCGTGAGCAGGAAAAGTACATCAACACACAGATTCGGTTCGATGCCGAAGCGGTACGCTTCTTCAAGGAATTTGAGCCGCGTATCGAGCCTTCCAGACAACTGGAATATATCCTGAACGCCCAGGTGATGAACGAGATGATGCGTACGGAGAAGGCACGCAGTGTGGAACATGCCAAAGGAGGTTTTGCCCGCCGTGCGGAAACATGGAGCAGCGTGCAGATCTGCTGTGAGCGTCTCCGCGAAATTACAGGCCACACACTGCCGAAAAATCCGGCCCGTCTGCGCGAGAAGTTTAATGCTTACAAGCGTGAGGGATACGTGGTGCTGGTTAGCGGTAACCTGGGAAACAGTGCCGCACGCCGAATCGGAAAGGCTGAAGGTGCTCTTCTGCTGAAGCTTCGCCGAAGCAAGTTCCCTGTCTACACCGATATGCAGCTCTTCGATGAATACAACCGTCAGGCGGTGCTTCGCGGACTGAAAACCATCAAGAGTCCTACTACGATGCATAGTTACTTGAATGATCCGGCAGTAATGGTGTGGTGGTATGCCGCAGTAAATGGCGAAAGGGAATTCAAGAACAAGTATATGCCAACCTTCGATACGGTAATGCCGTCCATGCCTAACTCGCTGTGGTATTCAGACGGTACGAAGATAAACCTTTACTACCGTGCATACGATGACAGGCAGAAGCGATGGGTGGCACGAACCACGGATGTGTACGAGGTGATGGATGCCTGCACGGAACTGTTCCTCGGCTACTTTATCGGTGACGGCGAAAACTTCTACAACCAGTACATGGCGTACCGGATGGCACTGCAGACATGGAAGGTGAAGCCTTATGAGATAGTGACCGATAACCAGGGAGGACACAAGAAGCTGGCTTCGCAGGGATTCTTCAAGAAACTCTGCCATCTTCACAAAACCACGATGCCGCACAACGGCCAGTCCAAATCCATAGAGTCCGCTTTCGGACGATTCCAGCAGCAGGTACTTCACAAGCTTTACAACTTCACCGGTCAGAACATTACGGCAAAGAAGCTTTCAAGCCGTGTGAACATTGACCTGGTAATGGCGAACATTGACCAGCTTCCCACATTGGAAGAGCTGAAACAGCAATATGCCGACTGCCGCGAAGAATGGAACTCGATGCAGCATCCTACAAGTCCAACCGGAATGACCCGCAGGGAAATGTACACCGCGATAGAGAATCCGCAGGCACAGCCTCTAGACGATTACGAAGCACACGAAATCTTCATGCTGTTCTCTCAGGCTCCGGTGCAATACACCAAGGAAGGTTTCATCTTCCGCATGAACAAGCAGGAATACAGCTACATGGTGTATGGCGATGACGGACTGGTAGATATGAACTTCCACCTTCAGAACGTGGGCCGTCAGTTCCTCTACCGCTACGATCCGGAAGACATGACCCGCATCGAACTCTGGGCGGTGACTGACACGGGTGCCAAGTATGCGGCCATCGCCACACCGAAAGTCACTATCCATCGTGCCACTCAGGAACGTACAGAAGAAGAAAACGCTTATCTGTTTGCACAGCTGGATGCCAACCGCCGCACACGTGCAGCCATGCACATCGCCCAGGAGGAACTGTTTATGGAAGAAGCCATGGGCGAAGCATACACAAAGCTTCGTTTGCCGCGTCCGGTGGCTGTGAGCGAAAAGCAGCTTGACGGATACCGCGAAGAAATGAAGCGTGGCACACTGGAAGCTCCGGTACCGATGCCCGAAACGGTTATTCCGGAAGAGCCTGTACTGGCAGATGAACCGCTGACCTTTGCCTCATCGGGAGACTGGACAAAGAAAGTATCGAACCTGACGTTCGATGAACTTGACAGCTTGGGAAAATTCTAACGATTTGATTAAACAATACTTAAATACCTATTAAAACAATGAAAGGATTAACAACAGAAATGAAAGAACAGGTGCGTAGCGCACTGATTGCCTACCGTTCCAATTACCCTACGTTGAACCGTGCCGCAGAAAGCTTGCAGGGCGTAAGCTCGGCCACCGTGAGCCAGCTCTGCAACGGAAAGTATGAACTGATCAGTGATGAAATGTTTATCCGTATCGCTTCGCAGATAGGCTTTGCCTTCGATTCATGGAACCTTCACGAAGGAAAGACCTTCAAGGAAATCACTTTTACGCTGAGCGATGCACAGGCTTACAAGAACGTGACATGGATTGTGGGTGATGCCGGATGCGGAAAGACCACAGCGGCCATCGAATACCGCCGCACGCACCGCAACGTGTTCTACATCCTCTGTTCGGAAGATATGCGACGCTCAGACTTCGTTCGTGAGATAGCCAAGCAGGTAGGCGCACCTACTGACACGACCAACCTCCGCGATATGCTGGAAAACGCCATCAGCATGATTTCTTTCCTTGGTAACCCGCTGCTGATATTCGACGAAGGCGACAAGCTGACCGACAGTGTGTTCAACTACTTTATCAGCATCTACAACCGACTGGAAGGACACTCCGGCATCGTGTTTCTCAGTACTGATTACATCAAGCGCCGTATGGAAGCCGGTCTTCGCTACAACAAAAAAGGATACAAGGAAATAAACAGCCGCATCGGACGCCGTTTCTTCGATGTGTCTCCCACGGAAGAGAATGACATCTACGCCATCTGCCAGGCCAACAACCTGACCGACCGTGCCGATATAGAAGAGGTGCTGAAGGATGCCAAGCGAAGCGACAACGACCTTCGCCGCGTGAAACGATGCATACACCGTCAGAAACGTATCATTGAAGCCAAAAGAGTGAATAATGAAAAATTAAAAATGAAAAACGGAGGAGATACGGATGAATAAGGAAGAAAATACACCGCCCCCACAGAAAAAGAAGTTCACTTTCGACCGCAATGCGAAGGGGGTTCGTGAGCTTCTATCCATGAAATTCGATGTAATGCAGTTCGATGGTCCCTGGTACGATGCATTTGGCACACCTGAACGACGGGGAGTCTGGATCATCTGGGGAAATTCAGGAAGCGGAAAGACCAGTTTTGCCCTCCAGCTCTGCAAGTATTTGTGTCGTTTTGGTCGTGTGGCATACGACAGCATGGAGGAAGGTGCCTGCCGCACCATGCAGGATGCCATCCGGCGTACAGGAATGATGGACGTAAACAAGAAGTTCCTGCTGATTGACAACGAGAATATGGAAGAACTCAGCATCCGCCTCCGGAGACAGAAAAGCCCCGACATCGTGGTTATCGACTCTTTTCAGTACACCCGCATGACTTACCGCCAGTACATCGACTTCAAGGAGCAGCACAAGCGGAAGCTGCTCATCTTCATCAGCCATGCCGAAGGCCAGTTGCCAAACGGACGCGCAGCCAAAGGAGTGATGTACGATGCCTCGCTGAAAATATACGTGGAAGGCTTCAGGGCCTTTTCAAAAGGACGCTTTATCGGTCCAGTAGGATATTACGACATCGTGCCGGAGAAAGCCCGGCAATATCACGGAGAAGAATAATCTTTTAATGAAGAATGAGGAATTAAGAATTAAGAATGAAGAAATGAAAAATGAAAAATTGACCATGAAAGAACGTCCCGTCACTCCGCAGCAGGTGAAGGCACTGCACGCACAGTTCCGCAGGATGGGTTTTTCCGATGAAGACCGCCACGCGCTCATCCATGAGTTCACTTCCGGACGTACCGACAGCACAGCCGGACTGACGAAGGAAGAAGCAGGGTTGTTGCTTACCCGATTCAACCGTGAGGAAGCAGACCGTCTACGCAAACAGGCACGTGCCCTGGTGAAACAGATATTTTCCCTGTCGTTCCGTATATCCTGCCTTAACAAGAACTATACGAACGACACGGAAGCAGACTTTGAGATGAACAAAGCGAAGATAAACCAGTTCTGCCGTACACGCAGCAAGTTCCGCAAGAACCTTACTGAAATGTCGCTGGAAGAGCTGAAGGAAGTAAAAAGACAATTTGAGGCAATGGCCAGAAAGGAGGAATGATATGAGAAAGCAGTCAGAAATAAACCGTGCCATCGAGCACTTGAAAGCTTGCAACGATAATGTGAGCCGAATACAGTTGGAAGTGCTGGAAACGAAACGCAGTGAATCATGGGTATTCAATCGGTATGTGCGCGACGTTCCGGAAGACGAACGCAACGAAACTCTTTTCTATGCCGCACGCGATGCAGCCCAGTTCCTTGCAGGAAAGATTGGTATCAGTTCCATCTGTCCGGATCTGGAAGACGAACCCGAAGAAGAGGAAGAGCAGGAGGAAACAATTACACTGAGCCTTTCGGAGTACAAAAAGCTTCTTCTTCGCCTGGATAGAGTGGAACGCAGGTTAGGACTGAGAGTGGGCGATGTGGCACCGGCACCACGTAAAGACATTTCGGAAGCCCCCGATGAACTCATAGGTCAGGCCGATGCGTGCCGCATGATTGGGTGCGCAAAGACCACCATCAAGCAATGGGCCAACAAAGGACTCATTACCCGCTATCAGAAAGGATATAACGTGTACTACAGCAGACGTGAGTTGCTCGGAAGCCCGGTAGTGAAAGATTACAAAGACAGCAAGAAAAAAGATTAAGCTATGGAACATACAATCGAACAAATTCAGAATGACATTATGAACCGCATGCAGCAGTTTGATTTCGGCGACCGCGTAACGATACTCCGCGAACTGGAAAACTTCTGCGGACAGCAGGCAGACGAAGCCATGAAAATGGAATACGACATGGCAGCAATGGAGGACGAATTAACCGACAATTAATAATCATTTAAACAATCATTAAAACTGAATTAATTATGGCAAAAAGAACCAAGAAAACAGTAATCAGCGGAGTAAGCCGCGAACAGTACGAACAGGCATTTGCCGAGTTTGCAATGGCCGACGCAAAAGCCCAGTCACTCACCGCAAAGATGGACCAGGAAATGACGAAGATTCGTGAGAAGTACGCCGACCAGCTGGCCGAGCTGAATGAAACGAAAGACCGCACCTTTGAGGTGATGCAGACCTACGCCACCGAAAACAAGGATACGCTGTTCAGCAAAAAGAAAAGTCTGGAATCAGCACACGGTATCATCGGTTTCCGCACCGGCAATCCGAAACTAAAGAATCGGAAAGGCTTCACCTGGGCAGCCGTGACCAATTTGTGTAAAGAGTTTCTTCCGCAGTACATCCGCACCACGGAGGAACTGGCAAAAGACAAGCTGCTTGCCGACCGTGACGTACCGGAAGTTGCAGAACAGTTTGCCAATATTGGTGTAGAGGTGGTGCAGGACGAATCTTTCTATGTCGAACCAAAGAAGGAAAGCGATGCGGTCCAGACGGCCTAAATACACGTATGAACGCCGTGGTCCTCTTTGGATTGTGTATCGCAATGAATACACCCAGTCCACATGCACAGGCACTCCCATAGCGGAGTGTCATTCACCGGAGGAAGCACGAGAAAAGGTTTACCAATTAAATGGATGGAAGAAAGATGGGAAAAAAGTCTAAGTATAAATGGTATGCGATATGGACTGTATACTGCATACTGGTAATTCCATTTGGTATTACAATTATGATATCTCACTATATAAGGCTTCCATTTGAATTATTGCTTGAATGGATAGAAAATGTAAAATGGTGGCTTGTAAAAAGATATAAACCGGAATAGCTATGGCAGAACTCACTTTTAAAACAAACATCCGGCGCGACAAGTGGCCGCGCTGGATGATCAAGCTTCACGAATATCTTACCCGAATATATGACAGACCTATTCCGGAAGTTGATTATGACGATTACGACAGGCTCAGACGGATAATATTTGAAAAGATAGTCATACTCCGGAAAGGGATGATACTGAATAGGACTTCGATATTCGTGTACATCGTAAAAGGAGACAGCGGATTTGGAGTTGTTATCCTTCGAAACAACAAAGTAGCAATAACCTATTACCTGGAATAATGAACAATCGCACACAAATTATCCTGTTCACCGCATTTTCCATCATCATCGGGCCGCTGATTATTTTGGGATTCATCCTGAAACTTGCAGGAAGAATGCTCGATATACTTGGCTGGCTCTGCTGGATGGAACCACGCATGGCGCGGAAAGGATGGGATGAACTCGTACATAAAATCAAAGAATCATGGAGCACAAATTAGGAGAAACGTTCACATGGAACGGACATACGCTCGAAGTAGCCGAAGTGGAAGACTCGGAACATGCATGCGATGGATGCTGGTTTTTTGAGCACGCCATAAGCTGCTACGGGAACGGACTTGAATGTATGGACGATTCGAGAAGAGACCACACTAACGTAATATTTAAACAATCAACAAAAACAGAAGAATTATGATGCACAACTGGTTTACATGCAAAATCCGTTATGAGAAAACGATGGAAAACGGAATGCAGAAGAAAGTAACAGAACCCTATCTGGTAGACGCTCTCAGCTTTACCGAAGCCGAAAGCCGTATCATCGAGGAAATGACACCTTTCTTTCAGGGAGAGTTTGTAGTTGCAGGTGTAGCAAGAGCAAATTATGAAGAAATTTTTCCAAGCGATGAGGAGTGTGCCGACCGCTGGTATAAATGCAAACTGTGGTTTATGACACTCGACGAAAAGACAGGAGTGGAAAAGCGTACTGCCAGCAACGTACTTGTACAAGCTTCCGACCTTCGCGATGCCATCAAGAAGCTGGACGAAGGAATGAAAGACACTCTGGCCGATTACGTGATAGCTTCCGTATCCGAAACCGCCATCATGGACGTGTATCCATACGAAGCAGACCCCGATGTGAAACCTGAATTTAATGATGCAGACAGAAGATGATGAATAATGAATAATGAAGAATTAAGAATGTTATGAAAACAGAAAAGACCTATATCCATCGCCGCGTATGCCTCTGCCGCCAGTGCGGAGGAACCGGCACGGTGACCGTGTATGCAGAAAAAGATTTTCAGCATCAGTACTCCGAACATAAAGTGTGTCCGCAATGTCAGGGCAGCGGACGCATCTGGCTCAGCGGAACAGTAATCAAGCAGATTGAACCCTATGCAGAACCAGAACCTTAATCTGTTCAAGCCTCGCAGGGTGGCAGCGAAGATTCATTACAGCGCAATCAATCAGTTTATGTTTGTATGGATCAAGTACAGCCGCCCATGCGACCTGAAGGTGCAACGTTCGAAGCAGAACCCGGAATACCTGGGCATCTGCTTCGATGTGGAAAACAACGACACAATCGACATGATGTGTGATTTAAAAACAAGTCTGAAAATTGAGATTATTGATTTATGAAAAAGAAAATATACATATCTCTCCCAATTACAGGACATGAAGACTTAGCAAAATTACGTGCGGAAGTAAGGCAAAAAGAATTAGGACAAAAGGGATTTGATGCAGTAACTCCGTTCGACGTATCACCAGATTCCAACGCATCTTATGCGGAACACATGGGGCGAGACATTCAGGCTCTCTTGGAATGCGATGCAGTCTATTTCTGCCGTGGATGGCAAGACAGCAAAGGATGTCAGGCAGAATACGAAGTGGCGAAGATTTACGGTAAACAAATGGTTTTTGAATAATATGAGCGAAAAAGAACAAATAATGGATTTTATCGACCAGGTTCTTTCAGACTTCACCAATGAAGGAGCGATGGATGTTTTGGAAGATGTGAAGAGTGAGATAGACATTAGAATCGAATCATGCGAAGAAGGTACATACACAGTAACAAGTGATTAATATGGCAAAGATTAAGACAATAAAAATAAAACTAGGAGAAACTATTTACGAAATAGTTGTAAAGTGTAACACTAATGGGAAGTTTACATTTGAAGCACCTGCTTCACTTATTTCAATAGTAAAACCTTTGGATGATATAAATCGTTACTATTTTGATTCATTAAAAGAATTAGAACATAAGGTTTATAAAGCAATAGATGAATATAGAAATGCAGTAATACAAAGAAGGCTTGTTATAAGAGTTGAATTTGGAGCAAGTGGGAACTTTGTTAAAGATGAAAGTGGTTTTCTTTTGCCGCAATTCAGTAAATATGGAGGTAAATTCTGTATTAATGACATGTTTACAGACGGATACAATCTTATTAAGTTTGGATATAAGATACTTATCGAAGAAAAGGTAAATGATAGTGTGACTTATTATCATACAATTAAATGCGGAAGAGATTCTCCTAATAATGATAATAGAAGAGTTGGCGATTATATTGCAAGTAATTATAAATATCATTTGGGAGAAGATGAATGTGTATTACCCTATACAGAAGAAATAATCAAGAATCTTAATTCTATAGAACAACAATTGAAAAATGCGGCATTGTTTTTGTCTAATCTTCTTAGTAGTAATAATGTAGAAAAAATACTTACTTCCGGTAACTTTAAATTAATAGAATAATATGAACGAAAAAGATTTGAACTACATCATCAAGTGCTTTTACGAAGAAAAGACAAATCATACATATAGAACACTTTCAAGAGCAAAGAAAAGCACAAAGTTTCCCCATGTATATCGCGCATGGATTCAGAATGGGAAAATTCTTGATAAAGAACCTATATACTGTTATGGTGATAGCGTGAGAACAATCAAAAGCGCAGACGAAGAAATCTACAAAAGATTAATCAAGTGAAAAAAATCCCCGACACCGCCAAACCGGATGCCGGGGATTTTCATTTTTAATTATTTATGAATCAGGGTTCGCCTAGGTAATGACATATTGCCTCATGCTGAAGCGGCGTAAGCGTGCGCTGTCCTTTCTTGTAGTGAAGTTCGTCCAGCCTTTTTTGTAAATCTTTGTTGAGAGCAATCCAGCGGCGAAGCTGTGTAACGGCACTGCGTGCAGAAGAGCGGGGAAAATATCGTAGTGCAAGGTCAGTAAGATAAATAGCGTGCATAATGTTATGTTTTTCCATGTAAAGATAATAAAAATAATTAGGAATAAATTACCCCGTAGTAAACGCATTGTTACTACGGGGTAATTAATCAGTTACTAAGTAGTAATGATGGGTTTACTACGTAGTAGTTAAGGAAGTGGTTCTTCTTTATCTTCCTGCAAACTCTTGACCTTGTGGAAGCTCAGATTTGCGATGTTAAGCTGGCCTTTCAGCCCGATGCCCGGTCGGAACTGGAGAGTCACCTTTTTAATCATCGACGGGCTGAAGGTGTCTTCCGTGGCGGTTCCTGTGCTGCGAAGCTGAGCCTGAAAGCTTCCCAGGTTTTCAAGCTTCACGATTTGTCCGGCTGCGATGTGCAGGTTAATACGCTTCACCAGTGCACGGATTACGTTCAGCACGTCACCGTCGGTCAGTGTGGTGGCATACGCTATCTCTTCCGACAGTTCGTTGATACCTACTGAGCCGGAAGCCTGTGCCTTGGCATAATACTTGTACTCTCCGCTTTCACGGTCCTGCGGATTGAGCATCTTTGCAACGCTGTAATTGATTGCCATAATAGTTTTGTTTTAAAGGGTTGATAATCTGGTTTGCTTGTCATGACAGTGCAAAACTACGGCAGGAAAATGAGGATGCGTTGAGAAAGTCGTAACACAGTGTGAAAAGATGCATGAATATGCTGATTTGTGTGCGTTTTTTCGTATTTTTGCGGAAAGTCATCAGGGTAATATGGTCAGGAAAAGTCGTCAGAAAATAGTGGGAATGAGCTATGCCTTCCGCGTGCAGGATATTGTGCGGATTTACGATGAGCATGCACGGAGCGGACTGTCGAACCGGGAAATCCTGCGCCGCTATATCTGGCCGAAATACCGCATCTGCGAAAAGACTTTCTACAATATCATCAACGCCAGTGCCGATCCGCGTGTGACGGAACGCATCGCCCAGGCAGAGCGGCAGCTGACGCTTTTCGGTTAAAAGGTCTGTGTGGCCTGGCAGGTGAAATCGCTGATGTCTTCCACCAGTTCCTCGTGGTTATGGTTGGTGCTGCTTCCCGTGCGGCGGCTCATGCAGACAGATTCATTCCGGACAGAGAGGAAGAAATTGAACAGGTGCGCGTCAATCTTATCCAGCAAATCAAAGCGTGCCAGCGATTCCTCCTGAAACATGCTTCCGTCCCTTGCGCTTCCTTTCCATTTGGTGACCACATGCAGCCGGAACGGAACGTCTGCCTGCTGGACGGTTCCGCTTAACGTGCGCCACTGCACGGACCGGAATTCGATGAACACAGCCGGGGTGTCGAACGGCTCTTCCTGTTCGATGAATTCTACTTGCTCGTTCCACAGGTCAATGTGCCGGATAAGCGGCTGTCCGCTTTCGTCTCTCAATTCTTTCAGTGCTTCGGTCAAGCCGAGATAAAGCATACGTCTCATAGTGCGTCAAAGTTTTTAGCGTTATTGTAAAAGATTTCTTTCAGCAGTTTTTCCAGGTCGGGATGATTGCCGATGAACTGGCGTTTGGGGATGGTGATTTTGCTTCCGGCCTTTTTCATTGCCATGGCACGGTAGAACTCCGCTTCGGCGGTAAGCGCACGGTTCCGCTTGTTGTTGCGCGGTGCGCCGTTTTTCTTCCGTTGCAGGTTCTTGCTGAATCCGTCGGCAGCCTTTCCTCCGGTTACGGTCTGATAGCGGTACCAGAAGTAAGCTTTCATCTTCCGTGTTACGGTGATGGTGCCGCCTTCGTTGTGTATCCTGGCATACGGCTCAGTCGTTTCTATTACCACACTGTCACGGTCGGTTACGCGCCCCGTGATGCTACGGCGCAGGTTTCCGGTGCGGATGAGCAGTCCTCGGCTCTTGTCGTCGTTAAATTTGCGGCGTGCCCACTTCTCATTGAAGAAGGCTTCGCGCTCAAAGTTCCGGTCAAACTCATCCAAAGCTTCTGTCCGTATGTCTTTCAGTGTCTCCCTTACCAGCAGGTTGATGCGCCGCTGGAGGTCACGGGTTACCTGGTTTGATTTTTCAGCCATTAAGCATTGTTTTTTTATGAATTAATCGTATATTTGCAGAAGAGAGAGTGACGCGAAGTACTGGGTTGGATTGCAGATCCTTCACTAAAGGCTTCAGTCGCTCTCTTTTCTTTTTTTCAGTTTCTCCACGATGGAATAAAACTGGCATCTTCCGTCCACCAGTTCCCGGATTACGGCAAATGAATCCTCATCGGCTATGCGGATGCGCAGGTAATGATATTTCATGACCATGGGGTTTCCTTTTTCATCCGGACGTTCCAAAACGTGTTCGGCATCTTTCAGCAGGTTAATCAGATTATAGACTGCTTCATTCTTTGCCCTTACAAATTTGTGAGGCTGGTTCAATGCTTCCTTGATACCGTTTGAGGTGAATTCCACCGGATTCTGTATTCCCTGAACCAGTACGGTTTTACCGACCAGTTTCTCTTTAGCCCATTGTCGGGCTGCTTTACGCTGTTCCTGTAACCTTTCTTTTCCGGCACGCATTTCCTGAAGCAGCCTGCACACCCGGCATACCTCATTGTCCGGAATGTCGGCAGCCAGCTTCATCTTGTCAGGGCGTACTTCGCACCGGTTGCATTTGCGCAGTGTGTAGCCGTTGTATGCCGGGAAGGTTGTCATCCGCTTGCCGGGGTTGAACATAAACATTTCCTGATACTTTCCGGCGGTAGCCTGACTGCCCAGATTCATAGCTTCCTGCTCGTTGCTCACGGGGTATTTGTCTTTGCGCACCTGTACCACCGTACAGCGGCAGTTCCAACCATTTGGCGGGAAATATTTGTCCCAAAACGGGCTGGTTATCGGCAGGGTGATGTTATGCAGCATCCGGTGGGTACGTCGTACACGTTTGTCGTACATGGTCCGGTACTGGAGGTTATATCGGTCGCCGTCCTGCTCGAATTTCTTCCATCGTGCCGCCATCAGTGCGGATGCCTGGGCGAAGTTGTATTCTGTTCGCAGATACTGCACGTTGTAGGCATCATATACCTTTTGAACATCATTTAAGAACTGATTAAACGGCTTGCGGTTTCCTTCCTCATCCAGCAGGGAGGGGAAAGCCTCGTTCAGTTCATGGAAGGTCTTGATGCCGCTGAACACGTAGTTCGATTCCTTCAGGCGTTGCACCGATATGTCATCCAGAGGTACTTCCTTCAGGGCGGTATCTACCGCATTGTCGAATATAAGCTTCTGACGCTCGATAAACTTTCTTACATCGCTGTCAGTAAGCAGTACCGCAGCATCTTTCTCCGGATTCTTATAAACGGTTTCAGTCATCTTGTCAAACTCACGGGGAAGTCCGGAGTCATTAGGTATTGTTCCATTACCTAAAGCCAGTATATGTTTTGCTTTTTCATTATCTAATTTAGATATATCAGCATAATCCAATATTTCTTTAGGATATACTTTTCCTCTTAATATACCGGATATCAATTCAGCTTCGAATTCAGATCTGTTAGTATAAGCGTATTCTGATAATTGTTCTTTGACATATTCTCTATTCAGGAAAACCCGATAACTATGTTGTGGACTGTCAAAACCTGGATTGATAATTTGGTCGATATAGTGAGCTAGCTCATGCAATACGACATTATCTTGAACAGCTCTCCCTTTAACTACTTCGTTTTGCATAATCTTTCTTAAACCACCCATTTCTTTAATTATAGGATGATTGTTGATGTAGATAATCTTACTGTCCGGATGATATTCCCCCAAATTTCCAGTCCCTTTTTTCCTGCCTTTAAGATTTCGCTCTTTTATTTCCGGCAAATCGAATCCGTTCTGAAGAAGTATCATGGCGGCTTCTTCACAAACATCCCTTGTCTGGGGGTCTGTAATGACTGATGCCCAGGTTATTGCTTTTTTTCTTATGTCATTTAAATCCACTGATAGAGAGATTGACTCTTTCTCAAAATCTACAATTTCGGCGTACCGCTGATGCAGCCCCTTATAATCGTCGGGGCTTAGTCGAAAAAAGGGTGTTCTCCTTCCGGTAATGCCAGTTTCTGCTCTTCCTTTCCTGATTTTTGTTGTGCCGTTTTCTTCACATCCGGAACCGCTATGGAGGAAGTGTCTTTCTTCCGCTTCAGCGGGATGTTGTATTTGTCGATAAAGTATTTCGGCTCTACTTCGTAATGCTCCAGCAGCAGACGCTCGTAGGCTACCTGCTGTTCGGGAGTATAGTCTACCGATTCATCCCACGCGAAGCGGAAACCTTTCAGCGGGAATCCGTGACGGATCATGCGGGGGATGAGCTGCCAGTTCACCAGGTCACGGATAAGGTCGGCATCCTTCTGAATCAGGTTTTCCAGCATCTTGCGGTGCACCTCGCTCTGCGAAAGGCTGGCACCGTCTTCCATAGTCATGGTTACTGTAAGGATTCCTTTCGATATTTCCGAGTTACAGCGGTCGATACGTTTGTCGTACACATTGAACGCATCGGCACGGGTGCTTTCCTTCAGGTCGACGGTAGTTCCTTCGGGGAACAAGCCGTAAGCGGCTGCTCCCATGTCACGCAGCATCCGTTCAATACGGTCGTACTCCTTCGGGTCGCGGCTGGTGGTAGTAGCCACACGGAGTGGCATGCCGAATATTTCTCCGAACATATCCCAGAACGAACACATGTTCTTTTTCGGGATAGTCTGCTGGGCGCATTTCAGATACAGGCCCAGATTATGCGTGCCTCCGGCTTCGATGCACCAGTCGGTCATTTCGCTGTTCCGGTAGTCGTAGCCCACCTGCCAGGTGTCGTTTTCGTGGGTGATGATGACTCCGTATTCAGGAATGACGTGGGTACGTGGAATCAGGCTGACCCGGTTGTAGGCCATCCGTCCGTCCACTTCCACCACATCGCCCAGTTCGATGAGTGAATGGCCGTAGTAATTGCTTTCCAGTGCCAGCCGCAGGAACTCCTTGAACCAGGGAGCTTCCAGCAGTTCCGTAAGTTCAGGATTCTCCACGCCCTTCGCGTCGCAGAGTTTGAAACTCTTGTTCAATACGAATCCCATGCGCTGTTGCACGCATCCGGTCAGGTGCAGGTCGGCATCCACATCGGTATAGAGGTTCAGCAGACGGGTACGGTTTGGGTTGTCTACGTTGATAGCCATCTGCCATGCACGCCGCCAGTCGGCCAGGTCACGCCGTGTCAGTGCTTCGGTAAGCAGCTGGAGCTTGACGCTCATTTCCTTGATGCGCCGTCTTTCGGCGGCATTCATCCGGTTGAGATATTCTATTTTCGGTTTCTTTGCCATAGTAGTTACCAGATATAGTTGTTACGTTTGTCGGAGCCGTAGCGTATGCCGGCTCCGGTCTGTTCTCCTTCCTCGCCCGTGGGTTGCAGTTCGGGCAGGTTCATGACTGCTTTGCCTGCCTGCGCTTTCTCCAGGTAGGCGATGGCGTTTTCAAACTGTTCCTTCCGGATTTCATACCCCATTTTCTGCGGCAGACTGAGCACCATGAAGTAGAGTGCCAGGTCAGCCACCAGTCCCACGAGGTCGAGGTTCCTTGCTTCTCCTTCGGCGGTGAAGGCCGCCTGCATGTCATAACGTCCGTCCAGGTAGCTGGCTATCCGGTCCATGGCACGGCGTTCGGCCAGCAGGCGGTTGTCGTCCGTGGCCTGCTGGATGATTCTCAGCGCATCGGCACTGACCTGTATGTAGTCTTGTTCGGTGATAAACATAATTACCATGAGTTTTTAGGAGGTCGCCGCACGCCCAGTCGGGGAGTGAACGAAGCCTCACGGGTTTGTTTCTGTAGTTTATATATGGCACCCTCGCAGGCATCGGGGAAGTCATCGTGTGCCCGGCTTCCCTGTTCGAAGGCCAGCGTCTGGTCGATTCCGGCACGGAGGTCGGTATCTTCCTTCAGTTTTTCGTTATAAAAGAAGAAACCTCGTTCCCACAGCGGGCTGACGGCTTCCACACGGGCGAACTTGTCGGGTTTCTTCCGCTTGTCGGGCATGATGGGAAGCTGATAGCCTCGTTCGTCACCTTCACGCTGGAATTCATCGAGGATGGTGTCCTGCATGAAGTTGGCTTCCATATAGATGCTGACCGCCGCATCTTCGGGCAGTGATTCGTAGACATCGTAGAGCCAACGCACCATTTCGCCCACGCTGCACTGGCGGCAGAAGGCACGCAGCAGATGCAGTTCCCGGTGGGAGGCGGTTTTCAATCCACGCTTGGGACGACCTATCATGGCGGCAGCCTTGTAGTCGTTCTTTCCGGAGGATTTCCACGAAGGGTCGATGTAGAGCACTATCTGCTCGTAGTATTTCAGTTTCAGCATCGGTCGCCAGCGTATCCACCGTTCCTGAAACACGGCTCCCTCGGTGATGGGATTATTCATGTATTCCTTCTGAAACGAGCGGTAGCCCATGAACTGTTCGCGGTCGCGCAGTTTCTCGATGGTATAGAACTCCGGCCATGCAGGATTCCCGTTGCGGTCGATGGCGTTCACTTCGATGGTTTTTACAGTAGGGGTGTCGATGATTTTCTGCAATACGGAGTTTTTGGAAATCAGGTTACCCACCATGATGAAACGCCCGTCCTTGCCTCCGAAGCAGCCGAACAGGGCTTCCTTTATCCAGTTGGTCATTTCCCGTACACGGGCTTCGCTCCGGCACATCTCATCGTCGTCCAGGTCGTCCACCACGATGTAGTCCGGACGCATCTCCCGGAAACGCAGACCACGGGGCGACTGGCCACGTCCACGTGAGAAAAAGGCGCACTGGTCTTTGGTGACAAATTCGCCTTCCTGCCACATGCCGCTGTTGTACTGTTCGCCGAAGTCCCGGATGAGGTACTGGTTATATTGCAGTTCTGCCTGCAAATCTCCAAGCAGGCCGTCGGCGCTGTCTTCACTTTTGCCGACCAGTACCATAACGTGCAGCTCATCCCGGAATTTCAGCCAGAGCGGTATACCGATATCCAGGTGTACCGACTTGGCATGACCGCGCGGCCACTTGCAGACCAGCCGCAGCTCCGGATGTGCGGCGATGTAGCGTGCCGCCTCGTTATGGAATTTCGCATTCGGGCACTGGCAGTAGTGTGACAGGTAGCGCTGGCAGAAACAGTCGTAATCCTTCAGGGCACGGGTGATGTTCCGCTTGCGTTCCGCTTCGGTTTCCACCCGTTCCTGTGAGGTCATCCGTTCTACCCGTTTGCAGTGCTCCTGCCATCGTTTCAGGGCTTCTTTCTTTTCCTGTTCTGTCATGCTTAGCCTCCTTTCTGGGCGAAGAGTTCATTCAGGTAATCGTTGTGAAGCTGGTTTACGAGCTGGAACAGTTCGTTGGTCAGCTGGGGATATTCATCCCGGTGTGCGGCCAGCCAGTTCTCAAAGTCAATCATCGTGTCGATACGGTCTACCACGCTGGCCTTCTTCTCGAGTTTTTCGATGGCGGTGGCTGTCTTGATAAGCTTGTCGCCCAGGCTGGCTAGCATATCCTCGTTTCCCGGTTCGTTTGCCTTGTCGAGCAGGGAGTTGATGGAAGACAGCAGCTTGTTCACCAGTTCCGGACGGGTGATGCTGCGTGCCGCCTTCATCTCTTTCCAGCCCAGGGTGTTTATCCAGCGGCTGAGCGTCTGACGGCTCACTTCCACTTTCTGAAGAATCTCTTCCTGCGAAAGTCCGCTCATGTAGAGCACCCGTGCCAGCTCCTGTTTTGTGTCGTTTTTAGCCATGTTTTACCTTGTGTTTAATATTCGTTTAAGGCAAAGTTCATCCATTTTCGTGCATTCAGGAAAAAGAGGTGCAAGCGTTACAGAGAACAGTGTACAGGTTACGCACTTCCTTGCAACCGTTACACACTTTTTTGTCCGGACAGGAAAGGCAGAGTAAGTTTGCGTCAAACGATGAGAAAAATGGCAAAACGAATCAGAATATCGAACGAAACGCTGAACTGCTACGGCACGTGGATCCGTACCGAAGGCATCGACCTGACGCAGTTTAACCGGAATCCCGTACTGCTCTGGATGCACCAGCGGGGCGTGGTAATAGGAATGATCAAGGACATACGCGTAGCGGATGGAGAAGTGACCGGCGAACCCTGGTTTGATGAGGTACGCGAAGAATCGCGTCTGGCAAAGCAGCAATGGGAAAAGGGCACGCTACGTATGGGTTCGCCCAACTTCGAGATACTGGAAACAAGCGAAGATGCTGCCTTGCTGAAACCCGGACAAACCCGTCCTACCGTAACCCGCTGCAAGCTGATGGAATACAGCATGGTGGACATCGGCGGAAACGACGACAACATCCGGCTCTCATACGAGGGGCGGGAAATCAGGCTGGATGCAGGAGGCGGATGCGACCTGCCGCTGTTGAAGGAAAGCTTTAATGAAAACCAAACATTACAGACAATGAATGAACAACTGAAAACCATCGCCCTGATGCTGGGGCTGGCGGACACCGCCACACTGCAGGAAGTGCAGAAACAGATTAACGTATTGCTCGGCTACCAGGCGGCCAACACATCCCTGCGTACCGAGAAAGAAAAACTGGAAAAGGAGCTTGACACCTTACGACTGGCAGGTATTACGTCGCTGGTGGAGGAAGCCGTGACTGCCGGAAAGATTGAATCCGGAAAGAAAGCTCACTTTATCGAGCTGGGAAAGAAAGTCGGCCAAGAAAGCTTGAAACTGACCTTCGAAGCCATGCACGGCACTGTAAAGCCGTCGATGGTATTGAACCGCGATACCTTGCCGACGGCAACCGGCGACTGGAAAAAACTGAGCGAAGTTCCGGCAGAGGAACTGAAACTGATGCGAAAGAACGACCCGCAGCAGTACCGCAAACTGTACAAGGCAGAATACGGTGTGGAATGTCCGGAACTTAACTGATTGTTGAACACAAATTAAAGCACGAAAATGAGAAAAGAAATCGTAAAATTCGTAACCGGCACACTGGTGAATGTGCTGATGAGTATCGTTATCCTGGCTTGCCTTGGAATTCCGAATGCAGGATTCTGGGGGCTGATTGTGGGCGTGGTGCTACCAATGGCACTGGGCAAGTTCTTTCCGAAAGGTGCAGCCCTGGAAGGTGTCTATACTGAAGTATGGACGGGTGAACTGGTGAAGCAGCTTCGCGGAGGCATGACCGCCTCATTCCTGGACGGTGTGTCCGATTATTCGGCTGCGGTGAATAACGAAGTGGTACACCTGGTAGATGTGGGCGGCGACCCGGACGTGCTGATTAACAACACCACGTATCCTATTGCCGCACAGGAACTGGAAGACGGAGATATTGCATTGGGCCTTGACAAGTTCCAGACCAAGAAGACACCAGTATCGGACGACCAGCTCTTTGCCATTTCCTACGACAAGATGGGAAGCGTGATTGAGCGTCACGGCGACGCTATTACCATCGCCAAGTTCAAGAAAGCGGCTCATGCACTGGCTCCGAACAGCAACACGGCGAAAACTCCGGTAGTGCCAACTTCCGGTGAAGATGACAACGGACGTAAGAAATGTACCCGAAAGGATATTATCGCACTGAAACGCAAGCTGGATGCCTTGCAGGTTCCCACTGCAGGCCGCCGTCTGGTGCTCTGCTCAGACCACGTGAACGACCTGCTGGAAGACGACCAGAAGTTCCGTGACCAGTATTACAACTACACAACCGGAAAGATTGCCAACATGTACGGCTTCGAGGTGTATGAATTCGAGAACTGTCCGTACTTCACCAAGGAAGGCACAAAAGTTCCGTTCAAGAACTCGCCTTCGGGAACCGACCATCAGGCATCCTTCTGTTTCTACACCAAGCGTGTGTTCCGTGCACAGGGAAGCACCAAGATGTATTACCGCGACGCACAGACCAACCCGGACTACCAGCAGAACGAAGTGAACTTCCGTCACTACTACATCGTACTTCCGAAAAAGATGGAGGCTATCGGTGCCATCTACAGTTATGACGGAGCTACCGAACAGACTTCCGACCAGAGCGTAGAAGCTGAAAAGAACTGGGCTGAGACCAGACGCGAAGCTGAAGCTGCCAAAATGGCCATGACTATGTCTGATGGAGGAGAGAATGCCGTGAGCGGACTGGAAGAAAAGTTACAGGAAGACCCTGCAGCCGGTGAGGAACTTGAAGCATAGGGAGGACTGAAGGATGAAACACTTTACAATGGGTGAACTTTGTGCCAGTACCACCGCCGACGCTCATGGAATCAAGAATACACCGCCTCTTCAGGAGGCGGGTAATCTGAAAGCCCTTGCCGACAATGTGCTTGACCCTCTTCGTGAATGGTACGGGAAACCGATTGCCGTCAACTCCGGGTACCGTTGTCCGCAACTGAACCGGCTGGTAGGAGGTGCGGCAAGCAGCCAGCATCTGAAAGGTGAAGCTGCCGACATTACAGCAGGAAGCAAGGAAGAAAACCGTAAGCTCTTTGATTACATCAAAAGCCATCTTCCTTTTGACCAGCTTATCGACGAAAAGAATTATTCCTGGGTGCATGTGTCTTACAAGCGCGACGGAAACAACAGAAAACAGACATTAAAACTTTAAAGCACAACAAAATGAAACGGATTATCTTATTTTTCAGCCTGTGCCTGATTACACTGGCTTCATTTGCGCAGACCGTACTTCCGGCTGCAGAACCTGAAACATCGTTCCTTATCGACCTGGGAAGCTTTACCGGAATCGTAGCCCTGGTTTCTACCTTGGTGACACAGATTCTGAAAGTTGTTCCGGCTATTTCCGCAAGCAAGCTGGCTAAAATTTTGATTTCATGCGGTGTGGGCATGGTAGTATGTATTATTGCATGGCTGTTGCAACTCACTCCGTTACTTACAGGCTATATCTGGTGGCAGGTGCTGATTTACGGACTGGCGGCCGGACTCAGCGGATGCGGATTCTATGATGTGATTAAGGCTATCGGAGCACTGTTTAAAAAAGAGTAGAGCATTATGGACTTGACCCTGTTACAAACACTGATGGAATGGCTGGCTCCTGCCGGCTGGCTGGTAACTGCCATTGCCTGGTGGCGTGACAGGAAAGTGTACCAGGTCCGTGCAGTGAAAGAAACCGAGGGCACTTACAAGGCTTTATATGACGACCTCAGTGCAACGGTATTGGAACTAAGTAAACAACTACGAAAACAAAACGAACGGAATATCAATCATGAAACGGCTTTACGCAAACTACATACTTGCAGGTATGCTGACCGCTGTCCTGCTATCATCTGGATGCGCCAGCAGCAGAAAGGCCAGCTCGGAAACCGTCCGCTCGGACAGCCTCCGAACGAGCGTAACCGAGCAAACAACTTACGGGCCGGTCCCGAAGAGGACGGCGACCTGCTCGGTGAGTGCGGAGCAGTGGCTGAACCTGAGTAAACTTCCTGCCGGATTTGGGCTGAACTATCGAAACGACGGTCTGAATATTGACATACAATCGGACGGAGAAGGTGGCGTGAACGTCACAGCTACAGCCGACAGCACAGGAAGACAGGTGACCGTAACACGTACGGAAACCGACCACCGCATACGCGATGAAACTGTGAGCAATGAAGTGAAGGAAACACGCCCGGGAGCGCAGGGATGGCTGACAGGAACAGCCCTGACCCTGCTGGGTATTTTCCTTATCTGGCAACTGATTAAACGATATTTAAAACACGATTAAAAACGACAATATTATGGCAGATACAAGCAACGGACTGATGTACGGCGTGGCGAAAGTGACTTTCAAGCCTTCCGGAGAAGGAGGTGAAGAAAAGACGTTGGGCTGGTTGGATGAAAACGGAATGCAGCCGGCAGGAAATGCGCCTACCTTTATGGATGTGATGGCCGCACAAGTAACAGACGGACCGGTAGACAGCATCATGACCAATCCGGGAAGCGATGCGTTCACAATGAACCTTATCCAGCTGAATGCGGAAAACATGGTGAATGTGTTCGGTGGAAAAGCCGAAGCTGACGGCTCTTATACACCACCGACAAAGATGGTAGCCAATGGCGTACTGACTATCACTATGCATTCAGGCCACAGTTTCCGTGTATTTAACTCCCGATTGAGCCGTAACGGATGGCAGAACGGTATCAACATGCAGAATGTGCTGGCAATGGGTATCCGTGTGGATATGCTGAAAACGACCGACGGCAAGGAAAGACGTTACCGCATCTATCCTCCCGGTGTGGTTCCCGACACATCTGACACAACCGCAGACGCTAAAGCATGATGAAGGCACAGGATATAGAACTTCTGGCAGGCATATCCCTCAGTGACGGGGGAATCAGCCTGCCGCTTCATACGGTACTTCGGAAACGTCCGTTCCGCATTACGATGAAGACACCTACCACACGCAGTCTGATACGAATCAGCAAGCGTTATCTCCGAATCGGGGTAACTCCGGAAGAATATGACGCATACGACCAGGACCAGCGTATCCGGTTTGTCTTCCTGCATGGAAAGGACATCAGCCGCATTGTAGCATACGGAATTGTGAGAGGTCCTGTACTGGGAAGAGTGCTGAACCGCATAGTGGCCTGGATGCTACGGGAATTGATGACACCCGACGAACTTTCAGCCGCCTGGAGACAGGTGCTGAACAGTACATCTACCACGTCTTTCGGGATTATTATCGCATCGGCAGCAGCTCTGAACAAGATGCAGCCCTTAGCGAGCCGGAACGAGAGCGCAAACGACAAGAGGAGTTAAAGAAGGGACATACGGAACCTTCGCATAGCCTTTTCGGCGTAGTAGGTCAGATTGCCACAGAAACAGGATGGAGCATTGACTACATTCTGGACAAGGTAAATGTAGTTACCCTTCAGCTCATGATGGCAGACATGCCTCACTGGGTTCCTCCGAAAAAAACGGACCTGATGCAGCAAATCCGTGAAATGGAGGAACGGGAGAAACAAAGAAACAGTCGCACACAAACAAATAACACGAACACGACAAAGGGAATGAACCCGCTGGAGTTCTTTACCAACTATGCGGTAAAGGACTGATTATTTATCATTATAAATTGAAATCATGGCAGTACCCGTTGAACTGGAAATATTCATGAAAGACTTGACCAAGGCCGGATTACAGAGCGTTGGCAAGAATGTGGATGATTTGGAAAATCAGACTCAGAAACTGATTGACGCATTGAAACTGGTACGTGCCGAGCAGATTAAACAGCTTGAAGCGAACAAGCAGGCCGGAAAAAACTACACTCAGGAGGCTGCAAACGTGCAGGCTTTGACGGGCCAGATTAACGGATTGAAGGCCGGACTGAAAGACTTGAAGAAAACCAAAGAGGAGGTTGCAAAAACTCCTTCAATCGACATCGACACAGAAGCCGTTACCCGTAAGACAAACAACCTGAAGATGCAGTTCAGCCAGGTAGCAAGAGAACTTCCTTCGCTTGCCATGGGTCCGCAGATGTTTATACTCGCTATCTCCAACAACCTGCCGATGCTGGCGGATGCCATTGCCGATGTGCGCAAGCAGAACGAACTTCTGGCCGCATCAGGACAAAAGGGTGTGCCGGTATGGAAACAGCTTGGAAAAGCATTGCTTTCCCTTCAGACAGCCTTAATCGCTCTAATTTCATTGGGCATTGTATATGGAAAAGAAATTGGTAATTGGGTTAAGAACCTTGGTAAAGCCAAAAAAGAACTATCAGAAACTCAACAGCTACAGGAATCATTGAACACTTCCAGAAGAAAAGGAGGAGAAGCTGCTTCTGAAGAGTCTGCAAAACTTAGAATTCTTTATACAGCCAGTCAGGATACATCAAAATCCATGAGAGAAAGGAATAAGGCTGTAGATGAGCTTCAAAAAATGTATCCGGATTATTTCGGTAAACTAAGCAATGAAGCCATTTTAGCGGGGAATGCCGCATCTGCGTACGATGAACTGACAAAGGCAATTATACGTAAAGGTCAGGCACAGGCAGCAGAAGATATTGTTGCAGATTATTCAAAAAGAAACTTTCAGTTACAACGTGGTATTAATGCGGATTCGCAATGGGTTAATCAGATGCGTTCCGCATACGAAGCTGCACTGAAACAAAGAGAAGGAATGAGGCAAAACGCGTTGACGGTAAATCAAAGCAGTTTCATGACAAACCGAACTCTTTCAGGTGACAGTAACGCGGAAAAGATTATCGAGGAATACGAACGTAGGATGGAGAATATCAGAAAATCTTCTGAAGAAATTGCAAAGAACAACAAAACAGTAGAGGGTATAGTCAAACAGATAGACACATCGGCTTACACCACTGATTTCTCTGCTAGCTCCAAAAAGCAGAAAGAAGAGAAAACCGACTACGCCTCCCAGCTTGCCGATGCCCGCGTAAAAGCACAGCAGACTACGGAAAAACTCCGCATACAGATTATGCAGGAAGGTATTGCCAAGCGTATGGCACTGGCAAAGCAGGAATACGATGAGTCTGTGGCTGACATTGACAAGCAGGAACGGGATATGCTTGCCAAAATGGATCAGGCACGCAAGCAGGGTGACAATATCCCACAGAGCCAGTACGACGAGGTAAAGAATACGGCAAACACCAACCGTATGCTGGCAGAACAGGTGTATAACGAAAAGATATATCAGATTGAACAGGAATATCGCGACAAGGCCACGCAGAGCCTTATCGACTACAATAAACAATACGGAACGTATCAGGAGAAGCGTCTGGCCATTGCAATGGATTACGCCCGGAAGATTGCCGCTGCGCAAACAGAAGGAGAGGCCGACGTATTAACCCGTGAACGTGACGACAAGCTGGCCAGCCTGGACTTTGAGGAAATGAAGAAAGGGATGGACTGGGACAAGATTTTCGGTGACCTGGAGCGTGTATCTACTGATACACTGGGAAGCCTTCGTGAAAAGCTGAAACAATACCTGGAAGGAATCGGTGATGACATCAGCCCCGAATCTTTCAAGGAAGTAATGGATGCTTTCAATAATATAGATTCCGAGCTGGCCGACCGTTCCCCGTTTGAAACAATGAAGAAGGGGTACGAAGATTACAAGTCTGCGATGGAGGAAGTTCGCTCTGCACAAAATCTGTTGAACCAGACGCAGATGGGTGTAAGCGTAATTGTGGAAGAATATGACGAAGCAACCGGAACCCTTACACGTAAGCTGATTACTCAGGCCGAAGCGGAGGAAAGACTTCGTGCTGCCCAGGATAAACGATACAGTGCACAGAAGAGTCTGACTGATGCGGCCAATTCTATTGGACAGAAAGGAATGGCAATCGTCAATGCCGGAAACGACATAGTGGATATGTTAGGAAACTTTGGCGTAAAAGTTCCGGAAGCGGTGAGTGAGACATTGAACGGAGTCAGTCAGGTAATGAGTGGACTGGAAAGCATTGATTTGACAAAACCATTCAGTGCTATTACAGGGTCAGTTAGTATATTGACTGGAATAGGCAATACGATAGCCGGACTGTTTGGTTTCGGAGGTGCCGATTATTCCGGGTACGAGAATATGAAATCAAAGTATGAAGGACTGATTGACATTTGGGATTCGCTTATCTCCAAGAAACAGCAATATATCGACATTGATTATGGTGCAGAAGCTCAGAAAGCAGCCGAGGAAGCTAAAAAACTGGTAGACGTGCAGATTGAACGCCAGCGGCAGTTGATGGAAGCTTTGTCAGGAAGCGGTGCAAGCATCGGTAGTCACTCTCTTGGATACCGGGTAAACCGTGGAATGAGTGCGCAGGATTGGGCAAGGCTTTCGCAGCTTACTGGAGCAAATATACAGGGATTTGGTGACGTGATAAAATTGGATGAAGATGTCATAGGTAAAGTTCTTCAGGACGAAAAGTTTGTGTCGGTACTGACTGCTGTCAACTCTGAGTTTGTGACCTACATTCAGAATATAGACAAGTATAGCGAACAGTTGAAGGAAATTGCCGAACAGGAGAAGGAAGCATTTACCGGGGTAAGCTTTGATGAATTCCGTGACAGCTTTGTGAGCATGCTGTCGGATTTGGATGCTACCAACCAGGATTTTGCAGACAATTTTGAAAAATACCTTCAGAACGCCATATTCTCTTCTCTGATTGCTGGAAAATACAAACAGCAAATTCAGGAATTATATGACACATGGGCTACAAAAGCAGAATCAGGAGGTGAACTGACCAAAGATGAAGCCGGTATATTAAGAAACAAATATCAGGATGTTATTAATGATATGCTTGCAGAAAGGGAACAGATAATGAAAGATTTCGGATGGACTTCATCGGAGAATTCTGGCAGCAGTCAGTCTCCCAGCAGCGGTGCACTGACCACCATGAGTCAGGATAGCATATCCACTTTTGAAGGGATGGGACGGAACATGCAGACACACCTGGCCAATACAGACAAGTTTGTGCAGGAAATCCGCAATACACAGAAACAGGATAGCCAGACACTGGCCACCATAGCCGGTCACACTGCGCATCTGGTGGAGATACACGATATATTGAGCGACATGAAATTGAACGGTATAACACTGAAATAATATGGACCTGACAGGATTTCTTTTAATCAACGGAACAGACGCATGGACGGAATACGGTGCTTTCCTTGGTGAGACGGAAGAAGGCGGACATGTGAACATGGATGCTTTGCTTCGAATGCCAAAGGCAAAGGACATTACCACCGTCGACTTCCGGGAACGGGTAGGGGTAGAACTTCCTCAGAAGCCGAACGTGAAGCTGGGCAGCATCGAACGCACCTTGCAGTTCTTTCTCCGTGGGAACTCGAAAGATGACCGGCTGGACAAATACCAGCGCATGATGACGCTCATCACGTCGGGTATGCTTGCAATCGCCGTAAAGAATTACCGAACCTACAATATGGTTTATCAGGATATGCCGGCAGATCCGGAATGGTACGAAAGTTACGAAGGAGACCGGTTCTATGTGCTGTTTTCCGTAAAATTTATGGAGCCGCAGCCTTCTATTTAGTAATTGATTAAACACTGTTTAAATGGAACTGAAAATATACGATAAAGCCAACAACCTCCGTCTGACAGCCAGCCCGAACTCTTCTTCCAGTGTCACGGAAGAAATAGGTGGAGAATGCAGCGTATCTGCATCCTTCACACATACAGAATACGTGCCGCTGGATGTGGATGACTACATCGAGGTGGAAGGCGTTCGATACAAGGTAAAGTCACGCTATCGTCCGAAACAAAAAAACACACAGACTTATGAATACAGCGTGAAGTTCTATGCACCGATACATGATGCGGAAGATACACTGATGCTGTTCCAGGAAGGTGGAACCACTTCTGAATTCAGTTACGACGGTGGTCCGCGCGAACACCTGCAGTTGTGGATTGATAACATGAACCGCCGTGCCGGTGGAAATCTGTGGAGCATCGGAACGGTTATTACCGCCGAAAACAAGGTGATTGATTACCGGAATGTGAAGTGCTGGGATGCGGCTTTCGGCAGCAACGGCATCGCCGCCACATTTGATACGGAAATGTGGGCAGACGGTTATGTGATTAATCTCTGCAAAGCTGAACGTGGGGAAGTGGTGGAGCTTGGATACCTTCAAGGACTTACCAATCTGGCACAGGAAGATAACGGAGAAGTGAAATTCTTTACCCGTCTGTTCCCGTTGGGCAGCACACGCAATATTGATTCGACAAAGTACGGGTATTCCCGTCTGCAACTTCCTGACCGCTCTCTATATGTAGATAAAAACGTAGACTTGTACGGAGTGAAGGAAGAAACGGAAGAAGCTGCGTTTGCTGAGATATATCCTCAGTATGTAGGTACTGTTTCATCTGTACGTACGGAAGAGAAAACCAGTGAGGAAGGACGGAAGTACACCGTATATTACTTCAAGGACAACGGCATGACCTGGAATCCGAAAGACTACGAGATTCCGGATCTGGACTATATGTTACAGTTCCAGACTGGCGAGCTGGCAGGACGTGGAACTGACGGTTCTTTCCAGGCGGCATGGCATGAAGACACACGGGAGTGGGAAATTATAAACATATATCCGGATGATACGACTCAGATTCTTGGAGGTGTGATTATACCAAATCCAGGTGACAAGTATATACCATGGAACTTCGCCATGCCGCAGGAATACATCACCGCAGCGGAACAGGCATACAAGCAGGCAGTAGATGACTTCTTGAATACCTACAGCTTTGACCCGAACAAATACACCGGAACTACTGACCGGAACTACATAGAAAAGAATAATACACCGCTCCGCATCGGATGGAACGTGCGTCTGCTTTCAGAACAGTATTTCGGATCTACCGGAGGATACAAGGATACACGTATTACCAAGGTGCAGCGCAAGTTGAATGACTTGTGCCAGGCTACGATTACCTGCTCGGATGAAGTAGGGTCGGGGTGGAAATCCTCGGTAGATAACTCGCTGAACTCGCTACGGTATGAGGTAGCCAGACAGGCTGAACAATATGTATATGATGTAATCCGGTCGTTCGATGAAAAAACACCGTCTGATAAGAATATATTCAGTGCATTAAAATCGTTGAAGACACATCTTCGTAAGGATGCGCCTGACCGGACGGAGTTTTTGATGAAACTTCTTGGCGGTATTATATCTCCTTTTCTTACATCTCCCGATTTTGTAACTGGAATGATGGGGGCCGGCATGTCATTCTCTTCAGAGGAAGGCGGTGAATCCGTCGGATGGATTGACAAGCTGTACGTGCGAAAGAAAGCCATTTTCCAGCTGCTCAGCATAATGGAGACCGAGCTGGCAGGAGCTTCCTTCATGTTCAACGCTTCAGGTGCCAGAGCAACGATTACTAAGGTAGAGCGTATAGATGCGGTTCCGTTCTATTATGCGGATGGTAGCGCGAAATACTATTCAGATGGCAGCAGAGCATACGTGCAGCCAAGCGCACATGGCGCCGTGTACCGCTGTTACTTCCTTGCAAACGATGGTGAGAAAGCCATCGAGAACCGTTTCCGTGTGGGTAACCTGGTACGCAGCCAGTCATTCAATATCAAATCCGGAGTCTATGAGAATGTTAGTAACCATTACTGGTGGCGGTTAGTCACTGCCGTCGGCGATAATTGGATAGAAGTATCTGTAAATCATTGTGACGAAGGTAGTGATATTCCCAAGGAGGGTGATGTGGTTGTACAACTTGGAGACATATCGGACACGGATTTCCAGTCCGCAATCGTGCTGTCTGCATACGGAGACGGTGCGCCTTCTCTTATCTTCTATCAGGGAATCAACAGTTACTCCCTCTCCGGGAAAGATATAGTCACGATTGGATACGACCGTGTGAAAAAAGAGGGATACTTCAATGTGTATGGACGGGCCTATATCGGTAACAGGGAACAAACGAATTACCTCAGTCTGTCTGACGGGAAGCTTGTCGGAAGATTTAGCGAACTCATGCTATCGTCTGGTAAATCAGTTGTAGAGGTAGCAAAGGACGAAATAAGCCTTGAACTGGAAGATACAGGAATCAACGTCAAAGATAGGACTGTAACGGTACATGCAGATAATTTCTTTGTAACCAACACATCCGGTGAACCGATTGCTGTTTTCACTACTGATAAAAACGGACGTCCGATTGTCAAGGCCGAATACATTGACGTGGACAATCTGAAGGTGAAGCATCTTGATGGTGCGGAGGGTTCTTTGGAAAGAGGCTCTATCGGAGGATTTGAACTGGCAAATGGCCGAATCGGTAGTGAAGCAACGGCATCCGGAGGTGGAGGTAGTTTGTCAATTTATAGTGACATGATTCGTGTAGGCGGCACAAGCTCTTATGTATTAATAGGGAAGAATGTTGTTCCGGCGACAGCTTCTGGTTTTACAGCTGCGGGAAGAATCATAAACAATCAGACGAATACGTATGGCGGATATGGTTTTGACGTGGCCAACTATGGGTTGTTTATTGAAGTATCTGGTGGAACGAAAAACTATGGGCTGAAAAGCAATGCTCCACTGATGGCAACTGCGTTTATTGGAACCAAGATCGGAAGGCTTAACATTACAGGCAGCACCTACAAGATTGATTTCTCACAGAATAATATCTTCTTTATATATGCCAGCAGCGCATATAATGTGACCCTTCCGGATGAGTCGCAGGTCGCAAGCATGTATGGCATGAGCAGCCTTCCGTCTGATTTCGGACTTATGTTGGTTTTCAGATGCCTTGCAGGCTCTAAAAACGTCACGTTGGCCGGAATATACGACCAGAACGGAAGTGTGCAAAGTTATACTTTGGCTGTCGGCGATTCAATAATACTACTGGTGGCTAAGGTTCCATATTTCGGATATTTTTTAATCAATTATACAAGCTGATGGACAAGGCAATTATAATCTACACAGTGTTAGTAATCTTATTAATCTTAATGATAAATTGAAAACGATATGGACGATAAAAAATACGATTCAAGGTATGACGGCGAAACAACAGATAAAATTCTGGACAATGCAAAGGCTATAATGGAACAGACTACAGCAGAAGATGGTGAAACGGTACAGGTGTACGATACAAACGGCGTTCCGCATAAAGTGTCGAAAACGGAGCTACTGAAGAAGTCTACACTGGCTCTCCCAGCTTTGGAAGACATCTCCAGTTTTGTGGCCGTGAATGCCGCCGGAAATGCCGTCGGAGTAATGACAAAAGAGCAGGTTGCGTCAGTTCTGGCGGAACTTATGAATGGAAATAACTTGTTTCCATTCATGGTAAAAGATTTTTTGTATATAACAAACAGAAAT